TGATGGTGGAAGATATGAAACAGGATCATAATTTTCATTATAATAAACTCTATGAAAATATTCCCCAACAGTATCATCCAATTATTAATGCTGCAAATCATTTCACAGAGGAAAAAGTCTCTTGGATTCGCAAAAGAATTTTAGATTATGGAAACGAATCTATTAGAAATTTACAATCTGAAATGGATAATTATAGCGTAAGTTTTATTTTTAAATAACAAAAAAGGAAAAAGGTAATGAGTTTTAAAAAATTATATCAATTCACAATCGACAAAGAAGTCGAAAAAATGGAAGAAACGACCAAAAAGGATCGTAAAACAGGAGAAGAAGTAACCACTAAGAAACCAATTAAGGTAAAAGAACCTATTGAGTTTTTTATTAAAAGACCATCAAGGCGCGAACTTGAAGAAGCTGAATTAGAATATTCGGTCGAAATGAGTCGATGCGTTAAGAGGGGCATTTTAACTAAAGCCATGCTTGCTAAAAAGTATAGCGATACTGGCGGAATCTTTAGTGAAGATGAGGCAAAAGCATATACAGAACTCTATAAAGAAGTTCTTGAATTACAGAATGAGTATATTCGTTTGGATTCCGCAGATCAAAAAGATGCCAAACAAAAGAAGCGTTTTGAAACTGTTAAGACTGAATTGGCAAATGTTAAAAGAAAGATCGTAGAGATTGAATCTAACTTTCAATCATTCTTCGACCACACCGCAGACATTAAAGCTCAAAATCGTTTGTTGTTGTGGTATGTTATTAATCTCACATACATTCAAAATGAAAATGAAAATGATGAAAAGCCGCAACCTTATTTTGAAGGTTCTGATTTTGAATCAAAGATTGAAGATTATTATAAGAAAGAAGAGTCTAATGATTCATTCTATTTTGCCGCAATTAAAAAAGCCTCTACTATCTTAGCTTTCTGGTTCTTTAATCAAGCATCTGAACCAAAGGAGTTTGATGAATTGATTGAGAAGATGGAAAAAGGTACGCTTTGAACGAAGAGTTATACATTTCTATAATTGGTGAGGTGTTTGATGGTTATACGGAGATCTTCTTCAACGGAGATCCCGTATACATCAAGCACTACAATATTAGAGATCAACGCTATATTCAAAAGTATTATGAAAAACATAAGAACGTAGCCATCAAAAAAGGATTAGAGACTCAAGAGCAACGTCTAGTCATCATTAAGGAGGATGAAATTTGGAACGATAATGATGATCTTAAGATTACAAATTTAGAATTTGAGATCAACAACCTAACTCAAACTCACAAAAAATTATTCCTGCCATCTCAAAAAGAATCTATGGCAAAAGATATAGAGTCTAAAAGAACAGAACTCTATATACTTAAAAATAAAAAGCAAGAGCTGATCGGAAAAACCGCCGAACAATACGCTTCTTCAAGATCCAATGAAGAAATGTTAAGATACTTTTTATTCAAGGACAAAGAATTAACTGAAAATCTTTTTACCGAAGATGAGTTTTCTGAACTAGATGATTTAGAACTTTTGTTTTTTATGAATCAACAGGCAGAAGTCAATAATCGTTTATCAGAATTGAATATTCAAAAAGCTGTACTTCGCCCATTTTTTAGTATGTATCTTTCTCAGTGCGAAAATATTAAAGACTTTTATGACAAAGCTATTGTTTCATTATCGGTTTATCAACTTAAAGCGGCTCTTTTTGCACGAATGTTTTTTAATATTTTTCAATATGCAGAAGATATTCCTGATCATATAAGAGATGATCCAGAAAAATTATTAGCTTATTCAGATAGTCAAAGAAACAAAAATTCTGGCGGCATAGATGAAAACTCAGACGCATCAGCAGTATTTGGCGCGACGAAAGAAGATATGAAGGTTATTGCTGGTAATACTAAGCAAATTTCATTGCAGGATGAATTAGTCAAAAATGGTGGCAAATTAAATATGGAACAAATGATGAAGCTTGCTGGTCACTGATGAATTATTCTGTGTAACTATTGAAGAGGTTTAAGGACATGCCAATTCAAGTACCAGTAACACAAACAGGATTAGAAGCAAGTATTCAAGCTGCCGCTCAAAGAGCAGGTAGAAATTTGAAGATTGACTTAGGAGTAAGTTCAAGATCAATCGGATCATTGTCACAGCCACTTGGTAAGATTACTGGTCAAGCAGATCAATTTACTAGATCTATGGAGGCGGCAAACGCCCGTGTTCTTGCTTTCGGCGCATCTGTTGGAGTGTTATCAGCAATATCCAGAGGTTTTAAAGAAATAATTGCTACAACTATTCAAGTTGAAAAAAATATGGCTGATATTAATTCAGTTCTTGGCACAACTTCAGGCAAATTAAATAAATTTAAAAATGATATATTCAGTGTGGCCAAAGAAACTGGAAATTCGTTTCAAACTGTTTCTGATGCTGCTCTTGAATTGAGTCGCCAAGGTTTAGGAGCTGATGACGTTTTAAGAAGACTAAAGGATTCAATGATTTTATCGAGATTGTCGGGTCTTGATGCTGCATCTGCTGTTGAAGGATTAACTGCCGCCGTCAACTCTTTCTCAAAAGAGGGCGTTACTACATCTGATGTTTTAAATAAAATTTCAAACACAGCTGCTAAGTTTTCTGTTTCAGAAAGAGATCTTATAGAAGGCTTTAAGCGTTCGGCTTCAGTCGCACAACAAGCTGGAGTTAGTCTTGATGAACTAGGAGGTATTATTACTGCCGTTCAACAAAAAACCGCTCGCGGTGGAGCTGTTATTGGAAACGCTTTTAAAACTATTTTCACAAGAATTCAAAGACCAGATAGTTTGGCTGCTTTGCAAGATATTGGGGCTGCGGTTACTGATGCTCAAGGAGGAATTCTTCCTGCCACAAAACTTATTGAAAATCTTGCTGGAAAAATAAATAGCTTAAATGATATTCAAAAAGCAAATATTACTGAAAAAATTGGTGGTGGTTTCCAAGTTGGTCCATTAATTGCCGCTTTAGATGATTTAACAAGTAAGACCTCTACATTTAAAGGAGCTACAGAAGCGATGGCGACAGCTGGAACTGAGGCTTATAAAAGAAATACAGCTTTAAATCAAACACTTGCAGCATCAATTAACATGGCAACTGTTAATTTACAAGAACTCGCTAATACTCTTGGAGAAATTGGAGTCACTGATAGTTTAAAAAATATCTTATCATTTTTCAATAGCTTTGCCACAAATGTCAAAGATATTCTTCAAGGTGAAGGTCTTGGGTCTGATTTTGCAAAAGGAATTGTAAAAGGCATTGGTGCAGTATTATCGGGTCCAGGATTATTAATTTTTGGCGCTATTATTGGAAAGTTATTAATCAACTTTGTTCAATTCGGCGCTGTTGCCTTAAAAACATTTTTCAATATTGGTTCTGCCGCAAAAGAAATTGGCGCAATTCAAAGCACTATTGCATCAACTCTATTAAATAATAAAGCAATTCAAACTCAAATTCTTGCATTAGAAGGTAATAGAGTAGCACAAGCACAGTTTTTTACTACCGCTTTAAATACTCAATTAGCCACTATGGAAAAGATGAGAACAATTGCTGCGTCAATTGCTCCCGCTGTTTATGGTGCAACTACTGGATCAGGAAAACCTAGAGCCGCTGGAGGTTATATGCCAACAGTAATGGCGGAAGCTAATGATATTAGAAAAGGTATTGGCGGTGCAAGACCTTCAGATAGACCAGTTGTTATTCCTAATTTTGCTTTTGGTGGTGGCAAAACTGGAACTATGGTTGCCAATACTGGAGAACACATTGTTCCAAATTATGGTGGTGGTGGTGGATCTGCTGTTTTCAATAGAGATATGGCGGGAAGAATGGGTCTTCCTAGTGGCGCACGAAAAATTGGTGCTGCTGGAGGATTTATTCCAAATTTTGCCGTGTCTATCAAGGATGCTACAACTCAAAGTCAATTTGATTCTCTTTATTCTCAATATCGTTACGCTAAAAATGCAGTAGAAGACGCTATAAGATATGAAGGAACTGCTAGAGGATTAGCTGCTGCAAAAGCGTCTCAGAAAATACAAGCTGGAAAAGCACAAAAACAATCTAGTACTTTATACATTGATGCTCAAAATGATTTAGGTGGTATAGGTGTAGTTTCTATTAGTGGTCCTAAAAATGCAAACACAACCGAAAGAATCACTGGAGGTAGTTTTGTAGGCGGCGCAAAAAAGTTTGTAGATAATATTGCTGGAGAAGGAAGATTCACAGCAGTTGAAATGTCAAATATTGAATTAAGAAATCTTGAAAATTTACAAAATCTAGGTCAAAGAGATTTTAGACAAAAAGTAAAAAATAGATTTACAACGCCTTTATATCAATTAGCTGGAGATATATTGCCAAATGTCTTTAGTGGTAATGATGCTGCTGATTATTCTGACAAATTATTAAAAAGTAAAAATAGTGATCCTGCTTTATTTTCTGATGCCGTGCTTGGTGGAATTTTTGAATCTGCTGTTAGAATGTCAACAAAAAGTGTTAAACAGATTGAAGCATTTGATACAAGTGACGATAAAAAACCATTTGACTTTGAAGAAGGTGGAGCAGCTGATAAGAAATTTAAAGAAGCATTTGCATTTCAAAACGCACTTTACAAAGCTGATGCAAAAAAAACAGCAGAAAAAGGAACAGGTAGTAGTATATCTAGTGTTATTAGTAAATCTTTAAGAGATCCTGGAACACAAGCAAAAATTTTATCAAAAAAGTTAGCAAAAAAAGCTGCTTCTGGTTTTATTCCTAATTTTGCATCTGAATATGAAAGTTTTATAGGTAATCTTAAAAACTCACCAGTAGAATCATGGAGAGTTGATGAATTTGAAAATAGCCCATCTAATCCAGAGATTCGTAAAATTTTTAATAAGTATCCTAATGCTAGCTATTTAGGTTCTGGAGCTGAAAATTATGCGTTTAGCACAGGTAAGGGTAATGTTATTAAAATACGCAGAGAAGGGTATTATTCAGATTCAGAAAGAAAAGAAAAACAAAATAATTTTACTAAATTCCCTTGGGCAAAAGCTAGAAAGATTTTGTCTTCATTTGCTCCTAATTTAGATTTATTAGGCAATAAAATTGCTGGTAATTTAACAATACAAAAGTTATCTGGACCTGTTTTAGATGATGTTGTTAGTCCTGAAAAAGCAAAACAAATAGTAAATTTAATTGGTAAAAATTTTGAATCAGCACAACAACAGGATTCTTCAAATATATTAAAAGCTGTATATCTTGATAAAGCATCGAATAAAAATTTTACATTTACAGATTCATCCGCAAAAGCAAAATCTTTAGAGTATGAGAAGCTTCCAGAGCAACAAATTTATTCAAAAAATAAATTTGGGTTAATTGATGTTGGACTTCATGGCCATAGAGTTGAAAATATAAAAAATGCAGTTAGAGGTTTTATTCCTAATTTTGCTGATCCATTAAAAGAAGCAATCTCTAGAGAAGTTGGCGCAGGAGTCAATCCAAGTCAAGTATATGTAGATCAAAATAATTCACTAAAAAGCCCCATGAATCCTTCAGGCTTGATGGTGGCTAATCGTCGCGATGAACCAAGCGGAGGTATGCAAGGAATTAGCCGAGCAAGAAAAGAAGGGGCTAATCCAATGACATATGGTGCTGCTGATGGATTTATTCCTAATTATGCAGATCTTACTATGAAAGATATTGGATCAAGATCCAAACCATTAGAATCTAATTTAGACGCTTTGAATCAAAAAATAAAAGAACTTAATGATTCTATATCAAAAAATAAAATAACTTATGATGAGGCTCAAAAAGAATTAAGTCAATTTGTTTCAAATATTCCAAAAATAACATCTACGACAGCATCAAAAGCGACAACCGCCGCTTCTTCTCAAATTAATAAACCAGAAGAAAAACCTAGAAAAGATTATCTTGGAGCTTTAATAGGTTTGCAAATAGCAACATCATTTTTAAGCGGAACATTTACAGATGCAAGTGCTGGTGCTGGATTATTTGCTAAAAGATTAACTGATGCGGCTGCTGGCTTATCCAGTGCGCTTTTTGCATTTGAAGGTTTAAAGAGTATAGGAAAAGAAGGTGGAAGACTTAGCTCAATAATGGGTAAAATAGGAGTTGCTGGACAAGTTGCAACAATAGCATTTCAAGGTTTTAGTCTTGGAATGCAATTATATAGAGACTGGACTGGAGCAACAGCGGCGGCAAATAAATCGACAGCAGCATTTACAGATGCAGTTAATGCGGCTGGAGTTTCATTAAATTCTTTATCACAAGTAAAGTGGTCAATATGATCTCCAATAATTTTATCAAAAGGAAGATTATTATTTTCTAAAAAGAATGTTGGTTTAATCTTGGAAAAATCTGGAACACAGTTTGCAAGATACATATGATTATTAAAAATAAATGAATCATAAAATGGGATGACTAGATCCACATTATTACCCTGCCAAATTGAGTTTAAGTATCCAAAATCAATCCTATTGTTGCAATTTATAGCTGCATGAGAGGAGATTTTATTTAGAAGTCTACAACCATCATCATTTTTAGCAAAGATTATTATCTTATGATTTGATGATATTGAGTCATCTGCTGTATCATTGCAGCAAGTAATTCTTAATCCAAAGATTAAATGGATATCATTTTCTTTGCAGATATTATGAGCCTTGATAAAACCAGTCATGGAATCTTCCACTAAAACTAATTGGCTCAACTTATTATCTTGACAGATTGAAATAATACTATCGGAACCGCCCAATTCTTCTGAGTCATCCAGAGTAAGTATACTCTTTCCAATAGAGTATGTTGATTTAAAAATGGGAGTCATACCCAAATTATAATCTAAACCTTGAGAAATTGCAAGGTATTATTTTTGGAATTTAGGGCAACCAGAATAATATTTCATTTCATATGTTCCATTTTCAGGAACTAATTTTTCAGAAAATTCTTCTTCTCTGATTGAAGTCACAAATTCTTTATCTTTATTAAAGATATGATAATAAAAGAATGGAAATTTTGATGAACAATGCCACATCAATGATCCATCCTTCTTTAAATGACCTTCATATTCTGCTCTTCCACAAACAAGTTTACCTGCAAAACCTTCTTCCTTTTTGGGAAAACCTTTATCGGCAGCAAAATTTGATTTTGCAGATTTTTCATCAAACTTATTAATTGTTTCTTGAATACCCGTTAAGAAATATTCAAAGCCATCCAACTCCTCATCTGAAAGTTGATCCATTTTTAAATGACCTTTTCCTCTGCAATCAAATTTAATGAATAAAAATTCAGAATTCCTTTTGAGATATTCTGGGTATAAATATTTTACAGCGAGACTATACATTAAATCTTGCATATTATCTACTGCTTCTTTTCCTTCGAATACACCTTTAGATGTTTTGAAATCTCTGATAAGTATTCTGCCTTCTTTTTTGAATAAAAACAGTTTATCAATAAATCCTAAGATGCGATAGTTTTTACCATCTTGATTAATATTTAAATCAAATTTTTCTTCGCTCAATCCCTCTGTTAATCCTTTTTCTTCTTGCCCAAAGAAATCAAAATTCAACCCCTCTACAGTCATCGAATTAATAAGATTAATATTTTCTTGATCAGCAATATCATATTTTTTCGCATAAGCTAGAACCATTCTTTCGATAGGTTTAGATGCAAAAATATCTTGAGCTTTTATGATTGCATCGTAATGATGCTTATGTTTGGGATTGCCCAAGTTTTCAAAAATAGCGTGACAGATACTACCTCTAAGATTACCATGATTGTTTTTATTAGGTAGTTTGAGTTTATAGTTTGACCAGTAAAGCCAACTACATGTTTGCAGCGTCTTGATTCTGGATGCTGATAGTGGAGTATTAACTTCTGTCATTATAAAGTTTTTTGAATTTTGTTACGTCTTTGACATTAAAAAAACTTTGATTATTTTCAATGAAATTTAAAATAGCTTTGATTTGTTTATCTTGATCTATTTCTTGCTTAAGCCAATCTTTAAGATTGTATTCGTTTTCATGAGCAATTCCAAAATCATTATGCGGTTTTGGGGGCAACTTAATTACCAACTGCTCTAGATCAAAAAATTTGCTCAAGGTCATAAAAATTTTAATACAAGAAACAAGACCATGATTCTTTTCTGATTCTAAATCATTGTTATTAGAAATGATTATTCTATTGATTTGCTTTCCAGTTAGATAAGAAATAATTTGAGAATTGATTCCTAATCCAAAAGTGACTAATGAATTTTTGATTCCTTGGTCAAATAAAGCCATACTATCTCCAATGCTTTCCACCAAGATGACTTCTTTGCTTTCTGTGATAAAATCATCAACGCTATCATTCGATGGAATATATGCGGGATATACCCAGCCTTTTCTTTTGCCCAAATGCTTCCACTTAGGAAAATCATTATCATCATCTACTTTTCTTCCAGAGAATCCAATAATCTGTTGGTCTTGATCGTAAATAGGAAAGACCATTCTGCGATACATCTGACCAACTCCCGCTAATCCGACCTTAAAGAATTTTTGAGTCTCTTCTGAGATCTTTCTATTCTTATAGAAGTGATAGTTTGGGAATAATCTTTCAAGGCTGGATTCTGGATAAATTTTTTCCATTTCAATTAATTCTTTGGTTTGATAAATTTCTATTTCTTTTTTATCAATAGATGTCAATAACGACTCTAATTTTGCTTTATCATCTTTTAGCGTTAATTGAATTAATGCTTCTAGTGGCTTTGATCCTCTATTCTCAATGTAGTCATTCCATACTCCAGTATTCTTATAGATCTGAACGGCAGTTCTATTGTCACCATTTCGATATAGCGCATTAGTTCTCCAGTGATTACCGCAATCAATTAGTTTATATCCTATTGATTCTAGGATATCTTTGATTTGATTAGAATCTATCGAAGTTTGGGATTTGGTCATTGTCATCTGTATCGTCTAATTCTTCATCACCTTCTAGTGTTCTAGCAATATCTCTCAAATCACCACGTTCTGCAATATTAAAATTAGCAAATTCTAAATTAATAAAGTTTCTACGAAGAGCATCTCCAATTCTAACTGGTTCAATTTCACCTGCAATATCTTTTCCAAGATGTCGCGCTTTTACTTTGATTAATTTATGAGTTCCAAATCTGACTCCTTCTGTTTGAATTTCATCAGCAGTTTTATTTCTAAGAATAAACATATGAGAGCAGAAATGAATAATGCGATCTGAAAGTGATACCACACTTTCATCGTCAATGACGTTTGCTGCCATCCTATTATTGGTAATTCCGCTTCTGTTGGATTGAACTGAGGTGATCATTGGAATGACTGGATTGCCGTCCTCAAGGATTTCTTTTTGAATACACTTCTTAAATTTATCAACCATCTCTCCGACAGTCTGCCATTCACTTTTGCCAGCACCAGATTCAGAAGTAGTTTTGATATAGTCGAAAGAGAAAATCATTTGATTACCACGCCCAACTTTCGAATAATAAAAACGTTTAAGTGTTTCGATCATTGAATCAACATCCATGCCTCCAACATTATAATAATAGAATTGAAGGTTTTTAATTTTACCCCAAACACTTCTTACTTTATCAACAATATCTTGACCCGCTCTACGCCAATTTCCACTCTCAATAAGATGCATTGGAACACCTGATAGTGCCGCACATTGCCGCATTACCAGTTCTTCTTTACTCATCTCTCCATTATCGAAATGCAATACTGGAACATTGTATTTTTCACTAACTCTGGTAGCATAATGCATACAGAATTGAGTCTTACCAACTCCAGAACGAGCTACGATAACGGTGATATTTCCTGGCCTCAATAGAGATCCATAGATTTCATTTACCTTTGGATGTGGACCCATCATTCCAAATTCAGTAATAGGATTATTACCTCTTTCTTCAATAATATTTTCCATGTCAGCATAGATATTTTCTGGAACATCTTTGCCAATCTCATATAGATTAATTTTGGAATTGTAAATAGCGTCAGCGCATTCAACGATCTGCTGATAAGAGGATTCTGGAGACATTGACTTCATAGCCTTGGCAATGTCTTGTGAAGAATTTAAAATCTCTCTGCGAATAGAGAACTTTTTTAGTTCCTTTGCGGTCTTAACAAGATTACCTGCTGGTACTTTTCTAAGTGCCAAGGATTTAATGTAGTCAGATGGATTTAGATTATCTTCAAAAGATAAGCCTATCGAATTAATGCGTTGAGCAATAATGATTTCATCAATTTCATCGCCAGCACTAATTGCTTGTTTAATAATTGTGAAAATTGCACTATGAAGATTGCTCTGTTCGGAATAAAAATCAGAAGCATCAATAAAATTAGAAATCTGGGAAAAATTCTGCGACTCTTTAATGAGTCCAGCCAGCAATTGCTTTTCTATTTCAAAATTGTAAATCATGTAAGTCTATTCTAATTATATCTTCTATCAACACAAGCTTATTCATCAATCATTTCGTGATCATCTTCGCGACGATTTAAATAATCATTTAATGCTTTTTTTAATCCTAGTTCAGTAATTACTGATTCAAATCGAGAATAAATCATTGGACATCCTTTTTCACTTACACAAGCGATAATTAATCCTTTATATTTATCTGAATCTCCACTTAATTCATAAAGTTTATTAACTAAACTTTCTGGGATGTTAAATTCTGGTTGTTGGTCTGGTTCAAATTCTTCCATATTATAAATATATTCCTTGGCTTTCGAAAAACTCCAAACAGACATTATCTGTTGGATAGATTTCTATTAATTTTAAATTGTTGTTTTGACAAAATTCATATTTTTTGTCGTCTCTCTTTAATTGTTGTAAATACTTTAGGCGATTTCCATGAAAGAATTTTATAAACTTTGTATGTTGTGCGCCCTGAACCTCTATCATTATTTTTTTATTGGCATTGTAAAAATCAAATGTGAGTCTGGTTCCTACTAATCTAAATTCCTCAAATACAATATCATGCTCCCAATATGGTTGAAGAAAACTTTTTATTTGTAATTGGAATTTACTTCGACTTTTTTTATCCCAGTCAATTAAGTATTTTTTAGGATTCTTTAGATTTAATTCGCGGCCATTCATTCCTATGAATTTCATTAGCTTAAATCTGAGATTGATTTCGTAAAATAATTAATTAAGAAATTACATAGCTTTTCGTCATCTTCAATAATCTTAAAAAGATTAGCATCGCCATGAACCTTTTCTGGAAAGTCAAAACCATTCTCGTTCAGCATTTGTTGAAACTCTTCTACTGGATTAATCCATGCGCCCTTCTTTTGAAGAAACTCCCAAGCATAAAGAAGATCTACAATTTCTTTTTGCACCCAAATTGAAGTGCCAGCTTTTCGACCATAACGAATCGGGTAAGTGATTGTCATATTTGTTTTTTCATTAGGAGATTTTTTAATTGTCACTTTTGCAAAATGTCCAATAATTGGATTCTTTTTAAGATCAATTGTTTTATTCGATGAGTCTTGCAGGATGAGATCTCCCTTGTATCGGGGTTCAAATTCTATGATATAATTAGCAAAGTGTAAAAGTGCATTGCCGCCAGTAGCACTGGTTTGGCGGATAGGTGCTTTTGAATATGGATCGAGTTTAATATCCGCTCTAACTTGACTAATAAAGATTGCCATGTGTCCACGCTTTGTGAGAGCAATAGATAATCGCTTCATGAAATTAGCAGCGATAACTGCTCCACCCGCCACCTTATTGCTATCCTCAAATGATTTATCCAAATCGCCTTTAGTAATCAATCCATCTACTGAGTCAAGAAGAAAGCAATATTTTGTTTTCTCTTCATTTTTAGCGACGAGTTCTCGCATAACTTCGACTACTGTTTCATAGATATTACTCTCAAATACAAAACAAGTTCCATTAACCCATTCATCAGCGGAAAATACAAATCTAACACCCGATCTTTCTCTCATTTCTGGCGAGAGCCTTCCTTCTGCTTTAATATAAAAGCCTTTAGCATTAGGAAGATTATTGCAGAAATTCTTCATTACCTCTAATGATTCGGAGGTCTTACCGCCTTCATTCATTCCAACAAAACGATGCAATCCTGGGCCAAATCCACCACCTAATTGTAGGTCGAATTGTAAAGATCCACTTGATACTTTATAATCAATTTCATCTTCAAAATTATAATGATCATCTTTATTTGCTTTCAAATAACTGCCCAAAACATTTTGGGATGTGATTGTTGTTTTTATCTCTTTTGTATCTTTGATTTCTTTAGTCTTGTTCATTTAAAAATTGTTTAGTTGTTTTGGGGCTATGAATTACTTCCGCGTCTTCTCCCGCTTTATCTCCAATAGAATAATCGATATACTTGCTTTCGTCAATCTTAAAATTAAAAGCCCTGAATTTTAAATCAAGAGTCATCTTCAATTTGTCGCAAACAATGTATGCTAGTGAATCGAATTTCTTATCAAAAGAGATAATGTTCATAAATTCCTCTGAATATCTTTCGCAGAGATCATTAAGGAATTTCATTTCGCGCATATAAAAAAGACGCTTATCCTTTGTGGGGACAAGCGTCAGTCTAGCAAGAATGTTTTTCTTGTTGATTTTTTTCTTTGCTTTCTTTTTAGCCACACCCCATTTTAAGCTCTTCAAGATCATTGTCAACCATTTTTTTCACAAGACCTTTGAAATCTGTTTTGGGATTCCAATTCAATTCTTTGCGAGCTTTTGTCGAGTCTCCCCAAAGTAATTCAACTTCTGCTGAGCGATAAAATTTAGGATTAATTTTTACTAATTGAGTGCTATATAGTTCACTAAAATCACTAAGATAATTAGGGAGTTGATACATTTCATTAAGATCATTACCAACCCATATTCCATCTATACCTACTTCTTTAAATGAAAGATTTACAAATTCTTTTATAGTATGAGTTTCATTTGACGAAAGAACATATTCTTTAGGTTCATCCTGATTAAGCATTAGCCAAACACCTTCTACAAAATCTTCAGCGTCACTCCAATCTCTTTTAGATTCTAAATTACCAAGTTCAAGAGGTTCAAATTTTTGTTTATTTTTTATAGCTTCAGCTATTCTTACTACATTTTTTGTAATTTTTCTAGTTACAAATTCTTCACCCCTGCGAGTGCCTTCGTGATTGAATAACCAACCTTGAATTGCAAAGAGATTGTATGAATCTCTATACACCTTGACAAGATGTCTTGCTGCGGCCTTAGACGCTCCATAGGGGCTTCTAGGACGAAGTGGATGAGATTCATCTTGGGGTGTATAAGAAACGTCTCCAAATTCCTCTGAAGATCCAGCATTATAATATCTACAATTTCGTGCGAATTTTCTAATAGCTTCTAATTGATAAAGGACTGCCATGCAGTTTGTATTCATATGATTGACTGGCATGGTCCAGCTATTGCCCACGAATGAATTTGCTGCAAAATTAATAAAATAATCTGGTTGCTCAGTCCGAATGACTTCCTCTACGTTTTGTGCATCTGTAACGTCTAA